TTGAGTTAGTTCGGTTTGTGCGGTGGCTTGTGCTGTTGTTGCTGTTGTTTTTGCTGCAACGGCTTCAGATATTTGTACCTGTGCAGTTGATGTGTCAATATTATTTATGGAGGTTTGTGCTGTAATAATAGTATTTTTAGCATCTTGAACTACCTGCGAACTTTGATCTATTGGTGTAACAGATAAATTTACAGAACTAATTGTGGCTGTTGCTGTGTCTACTAAGGCTACGTTTGATTGTGCTACTGCTACTGTGGCTGTCACTGTATCTACCGCTGCCTGAGCCTCTATCCTTTCAGCAACTGCTACGGCTATGGTGGCGGTGGCAGTATCCGTGGCTGCAATAGCCTGCTGAACCTCTGTGGCGGCTGTTGCAAGGGCTGTATCAACTGCCTGTTGAGCAGGGCTTACAACAACTTGTTCTTGTCCGCTATTGTCTGTTGCCCATGCGTAACTTGGGCCAATAAAAAATAGCCAACCTGTTACAAAAAGGCTAGCTAAAAATAGTTTTAACTTTCTATGCAATTGGATCTCCAAGTAACAAAATTTTTGTTACATAGAGATTATATCATGTTTGCTTATTTAAATAATCTTAGTTACTTAGGATTATCTGTTTTGTAAAAACCATTTCCCTTAAACTGCACCCCAACTGTTCCATAGGATCTTGCCATCCCATACCCACATGAAGGGCAAGGGGGGACGACTTCTTTTTCGTCAAACTTACGAGTAACTTCTAATGATTTGTCGCAGGTTACACATGAGTATTCGTATATTGGCATTTACTTCTTCTTTGCTCTTTGTTTTGCTAAAGCATCAAAATCTTTTACTTTAGTATCCCCCATGTATCCCCAAGCGTATCCATCTTCAATCATCTGCTCGTTAATAGACTTTGTGTTGCCGTCAATGTAAATCCATCCAAGTATGCGACCATACTTTTCTGTGCTGTCTGGTTTTTCTGTTTTTACAACTATAACCTTTGCGTCTTTAAATTTAGATTTAAGATATTCTTTTGATTCAAGGCCTAATGTTTTTTCAAGCTTGTCAGTAGTTCTAGACTCTGGTGTATCAATACCTGCCAGCCTAAGTCTTTGAGCATATGAAATACTAAATCCTAGATCTATGTCGACATCTACTGTGTCTCCATCTACAATTTTTGTTATCTGTTTAATTCTGTACTCAAACATTATTCCCCTTAAATTTAAATGAGCAGTTTGCGGACGTGCTCAGGTCCATCCTTCGGGTAGCGACCCGAATAGCCTGCGACTCCCCAGTGACGGGGTGCAGATTTCTATTATACTATTTATTTGATCTTGATGTTCTTTGGCTTCTTCTCTTCTGGCAGAATACGTACAATATCAATCTTAAGCATTCCATCCTTTAGTTCCGCTGCCTTTACTTCCATATATTCACCAAGGGCCCACTCACGAGTAAATTTACGGGCAGCAATTCCACGATGGATAAACTTCGAATCGTTATCCTCTGTGTTTAATTCTCCCTTTACAATGAGCTTGCTGTCTGCTGTTGATACATCAATATCCGTTTTAGCAAATCCAGCAACTGCTAGTTCGACAACAAAGTTGTCTTCGTCTACCTTGATTACGTTATATGGTGGATAGTTAGTTGCACTTGATACTGTTTGAGCGTGGCTCCATGTATCTAAAGCTCTATCGAATCCAATAAAAAAGGGATCCTTGAAAAGATCCCATGTATATGTTGTTACCATTTTATTCCTCCTTCAAGCGAATAAGTTAATATGCGGGTCCCGTTAGGCGACCCGCATATATTATATCAAACCCCTTATTAGGTTTGCAAATTGACTAAAATTATTTAGTTTTTTTCTTTACTTTCTTTTTAACTGGGGCCTTCTTTTTTGGGGCATTTTTCTTCGGGGCCTTTTTGGTTTTAGCCTTCAACGGCTTCTCTTGAATAACAACCGTAACGGTTGGAAATAGAATTTCTTTTATTTTTTTAAACATTTTTCTCCTTAGTATATTTTCTTTTTCTTATCTTGCATTTTTTGTTCATCTTCTGTAGCTGCATATAAAGCTCTCATTTGAGCCATTGCTGCAGTTTTACCTGGATGACAACCTTTTAATTCGCCTTCATCGTTTACAACTGCATATCCTGTGCAGCCCGCTACGTTTTGCTTAACACTGTATGGCATTTTATCTCCTAATCGTTTGGTATTTCTTTATCAAACAGCTCTATTAACCCATACTCTTTTGCAAGAGCTTTTCCTTCTGGGCTTAATATAAATGTGGCTTCTAAATTTTCATCATACTCTACAGACAATAAGTCTTTATTGTATAAATCAATTAGAGATTTATCTATATGCTGTTCGTGAGACTCCCATAATTCTGGAGCCAACTCTTTTGCACTTTCATTAATAGAATAAATAATTTCTCCGCTTTCATCTACGCCTTCTAATTCTACAACACCAATGCTTAAATAATATTCAAGTCTTTCATCATCTGAATTACCAATGATATCATCATTTTCCATATCTACATTATACCTCTTTTTACTGTAATGTTCCATCATCATTTTTGTCAATAGTGGTCTCTACTATCTGTTGAACATATTCAGAAAAATGCTTTCTAGTATTGCCTTTTGGCCTGACCCCCAAAGCTTTCCATATTCTTTTGTACTCCATTACATTGGCAAATGTGGTAGGGCATAGAAGCATGTTATTATATTCTTTTAATACAGTTGGAAGTGGAACATGCTTTCCACAGCATTTACACTCTTTAGCTTTTTCTTGGTAAGTACTCATATTATCATCATCCTATCCATCGCTTCCCTTAACCTATCTGGCATATGTGGTGCCTTAATCATATTTGTAACCGTAGTATCGTTATCATCTCTAGCAAAGTCGTTGTCGTAACTCATAGATTGATAAGTATGTATTTTAATCTCTTGCTCAGAGTTAAATTTACTTCTTTTTATTGCATTGTATATTGAGCCACAGACAGCGTCTGCTAAATCTTTTGAGCCTTTTCTTGGGTGATCAACTTTATCTCTCATAATTTTTAATTGCAATAATTCATCTATAAGTAATTGAATGTATGGGCCAATTAATCTTTCTTCCGCTACTATCATTGCCATATCGTCATAATGTTTTTTAGCGACAGATAGAATTTCTGTATTGATGCCATATTGTTTTAGTTGTTGCATCATGTCATGAGAATTCCATCTGTCAAAAGTACACACTTTAATTTTAAATCCTCGTGTTTTTAATGAAAGAATATAATCTTTTACTTCAGTAAAATCTACAGATTTATCTTTAGTCGGGGTCCAATATCTAACAGCATCTATTTCTACTATCGGGGCTGGTTGCGAGTAGTCACTTGTTATTTTTATGTTTACCCATTTTTGAACGTGTGACATAGATACAGCACAATGGTCGTGTTTTTGCGCTAAGTCTACGTGAATAAAATATTCTTTATCTGGATCTGGTATAAACCACTCTTCTAATCTGCCAAAGCTATCTACGGCTAGCTGACCAATATTAAATGCTTTTTCAATTTTTTCTTTTGATTTAAAAAATGCATCAATAGCATCTGGTGGCATGCAGGCAAATCTAGACAATGCGTCCTGAGGATTTGTGTAGAATGCTGTTTTAAAATCATCTATTTTTCTTACTGGATTAACATCCCATGTTGGTCTTTTTAAAGCATACACTTTAGGTATTTTATATGAAATAATATGATCTTCTTCCCAATCTATATCAAATTCATTTCCTTCTGTATTGTCTGGCAAGTCATCGTCCATCTTAAATCTATGAGACTTAATAACCACTTCTTTGTCGGCTACAACTGCGTCATATCTCTGTTGTATATAGTCGTTTTTATATCTTGGAAATGAGAGCAAAATTACTTTACCGAAGTCTGGGAAACGGGAATCAACTGATGCCCTATACATATCATATATCGCACCGCCAGTTTTAGCCTGATCGTGACCAGTAGTATTTTCAATACTAAATCCTGAAATTTCATCTAGGATTACTATGATTACGTTGTAACCCTCCCACGCTTCTCTTTCTGAGTGGCCTGAATGAACTGTAATATTTTTATTAAATTTAATTTCTGATGCTTTATCGGTATACTTACCAATAAACCAAGGTGACTTATCTATTCTGGTTTTAAATCCTTTAAAGAAAACATTGCTTGCCTGTTGTGCGTTAATAGCAATATTAATTATATCTATTGAATCTCCAGGCGGCTTGCCGTAATAAGCTGCTGGATCTTTAAGGCACAGTAACAAATATACAGTGTAGGCAACTGCAATTGTAGAACAATAGTCTTTCCCAGAGCCTTTTCCTAATTGAGCTACAATCTCATTTGCAGTTTGTTTAAACCGTATTTTTCCTTCTGATTCTCCAAATAACTTTATTAGCGTAGACTCTTTATAAATTTGTGAGCTTTTTTCAATTAAGGTATATTGATATTCCGATAATTCTGGTAAACCTAAATAGTCTGGATGTCTTACAAAAGTTCTTAGATCGACTGGCTTTTCGTCAAACTCTTCGCCGTCAAGTATGTCAATAAGGTCATTAAAATTAAGATCCACTTACTTCCTCAATGATTTCTATTGGCTCAACTATCCCAGTAATTTGAGACAATCTTTTAGCAACATCCATTTTACATTTAGGGCAACTTGCTGTTACCTCTTTTAATATTTTAATAAGTATTTCTTGTTTATGTTCTGTTTCGGCAATCTGTGTAGCAATTTCTGCATTATCTAAAAGGCCAACCTCTTGAAGCATTCCTATTCTTTTACCCTCGATGTCTGCAATAAGCTTTAAAGCAGTTGCCTTAACATTTAGTTGTCCTGCTTGATCGGCATCCTCTACGGTCTTCCAGGCCTCTTTAATGAGCATTGCATAGTGTTGATCTGCACCAGAGATAGCTTCTTTTGCCCTCTCCCTTGTGCTAGTATCATTGTGAACAACAGTCTTCCACTCATCAATTAATTCAATTACTTCTTTTCTTTGTAATCCAGTAATTGCGGCAATGCTGGTGGGATTATTGCCCTTAAGCAATTCACCAACAACCTTGTTCATTCGATCAAAATGATCTGATAATTCAATTTCCATATATTAGAGTATAATTCTAGTTGACTAAAAAGTCAATTAGATTTAGCTATTTTATACAACAATAGATACCCAATTAGGTCATCTATGTCATTGTCTCCTGCAAATCCTTGATTATTTTTAACCCTATTTAATTTATCATCAATACGAACCTTTAATTGCTCTGTTGAATCCGCCGTTGAAAATATTCTAATGGGATCTAATGCTGAATTTCCATAAGATATGTTTTTTTCAATAAGCATTTGAGCAACCTCTAAGCATGCATTTAAAATTTTATGTCCAGCTGGCGCTGATACGGCATGTAAATATAAATCATCGTAATGAAAATTTTTAACATCTTTATATACTGGTTTTAGCATTACTATTCCATTTCTTTGTATAATTGTTTAAGTCCTCTTAGCGTTCCAATATCCATATACTGTCCGCCTGGTCTTACCGCTTTAATATTAGAACCCCTAGATATCCATTCCTTTAATTGTTTTCCTGGATGATCTAGTGTTGTATCTATGTATCTTATCATATTTTTGCGGAATAGCATAGTCCCCCACATATCTGGATAATCACAATTATCTACCTTATCTTCTGAATCAATTACTTTATCGTGGGATACCAAAACTTGGCCAACACGTCCCTTTAATACTTCTCCGCATTCCCAAATTCCTAAAACAAGATCGGCAGTATCTTCTTTAAATAAAGGCTTGTATATATTTCCAGGTGCGTTTAATATATATGTATCTGGCATTCCAATAAGCACTGTATCGTTATACTCGCCAACCATAAACTTTACTGCATCAGACATTGTTGACGGCTCACGAACAATTAGCTTAATGTTCATATCCATATTTTGAATAATTGGAACCCATTCAGCTCTTGTAGAAACTCTAACCTCATCACACAGTTCAAGCATTTGCTCTACGTGCCATTGCAAAAGAGATCTTTCATCTGATATAGGTAAACAAAATTTAGGAATCCCACCGATTCTAGATGCTTTTCCAGACGCTGGTAATACTCCTATAACACTCATTCTTTTTCCCATTCATGAGGATTAAATCCATTAGGATAAGATTCATTTACACGAGGATCTTTTTTCCAAGCAATCCATCCTGCTTCCCTGTCATCTCCCCAATAAAGATGAACTACATCTTTATCTAATAGCCTTCTGGCTTCTTCTCCATAAAGAATTTTTACTTTATTTTCTTTTAGAAAGTCCATTTCCATAAGTTCTGGGGCCCACTCATTTATGTGTTTTTGATAAGGCTCAACGCCTAATTTTTTATATAATGCATCTGTAAACATTTGAACATCGGTATAGTAATGAACCATATGATTATGCTCAATAATTCCTTCAGAACATCTTTCAACGCAAAGGTCTATGGCTGCCTTTAATAGCGGATGTCCAGCTTTAGCTGCAATTGTTTGAGTTGCTAGCCATGGGGTATCTCTTTCGATATCTAAAATCATATCGTATTCAGAGTTTAGCCAAGTATCTACTGGGGCCTTGCAGTGAGTATCCATATCTGTATATATTCCACCATGAATATAAAGAATAGCAAATCTCCACAAGCCAGCTTTCATTACTCCTAAAGGCAAGTTTACATATATCTCATATGTTTTTGAGTCAAAGTGCTCCTTAAAGAAGTTTTCCCTATCTTGTCCACTCATGTAGCCATAAGCCCATTCTGGATTCTGATAAGTCCATGTTCCTACGCTTTCTTTAGCGTAAATTGGCAATTCATCAAAAGTTGTTTCGTAGGTCTGCCAAATCTTTTTTTCTATACTCATATTATCTCCTTTTAATTAACTGAAACTTTTCTAAGTATCTCTGTATAGTCATAGCAGAAACCTTGCATTCATCAGCAATTTCAGTCACTGTTTTCTTTTGTACCACGTACTTTCTGTATAGCCATGTTTGACTTTGATATAGTTTCATATTGAAAACCACCCTCTATATTCAGAATTAGGGTTATCTTCATGCCATTGCTTCATCATGTTATTTTGTTTATTCCAGTCAATGGTATGAGTTTCTAATCCACATTTCGAGCATGGACCAGGCCCTAAATCTTTATATACATGTTCACAATTCATCTTTTAGTTAACACCTCATTAGAATAATGTGCTATCCCAAACGCATCTGCCACATCAAAATCATTTAATGACAATCTATATTTTTTATTAAAGTAATCTACTGTTCTTTGTTTTCTCATATTCCTTAATTGATTCTTGTACCAAGAATCGGCGTATCCTGGATTTTTTAATCTAATTGCCGCTTTTTCTTCTTTGGTAGGATTTTTATTTCCAATGTATGACTGCCAGGAACTTGGAGATATAGTAATAACGCTAGCGCCAGTAGACATAAGTTCGGCAATAACCACTCCATAAACATAAGATAATTTTATCACGGCATCAGCAGATCTAACAAGTATGGCGCCTTCAACAACAATATAATCTGATTTTAATTGACCTAGCATTGAATGCATTTTGTTTTTAGCATCATATATTTTTTCAAATATATCTGCTCCAACAAATTCTATCTTGCCCCATTTAATTGGATTATTATTTTCCATAAGACAAAAAGCAACTGAATTTGTAGACGCATCTATTCCCAAAACTCTATGGGCTTTAGTTTTAACTAGTTCAGCTAATTTCACTAATTATTTTCCATATCGTAAGCTTGCTTTCTTGATTTATTCTTTTTTCACAACCAGCACACACGTCTGTTTGATTATATCTGCTTAGTTTAGTTTTACATTTTTTGCAAATTCTAGGAGAACCATTTCTAATTGCTTTTTTCTCATAATATTTTTCCATAATTCTGCGGTTAGTTGCAACCCTGCAACATTCGTCTGAACAGTATTTTTGATTATGAGTTTTTGCATTAAATTGTTTATTACATTCTTTATTTGCACATTTCATATTTTAGGAACCTTATAAGACTCTATTTGAACTGTACCAGTAAGGCCTGAGTAGCATTCTTTTTTAATAGGACAATACGTGCAAGGCATCTTAGATTTTGTTGCACCCTCTGGCCTCATTGGAAGATCGCCATCTTTAAAGTTGTCCCAAACTTCACACATCCACAAAAAAGCTTCTTCAATAATTTCAGTATTTTTTTCATTCATGGATACTGGAATAACTATTAGCTCTTGAGTATTTTTGTTCTCGTATAAAAAAAATCCTTCTTTAGCATTTTTAAGTTTCATGTAAGTAAGCAATTGCAATAAATGATTAGTTGTAGACTTCATTTCTGACTGCCTTGCATCCCAAACTTCTTGCTTTGCTGTTTTAATTTCGCCGATTACTGTTTCTCCATCATACTCCATAATTAAATCTATGAAGCCACGAATTGGGGGATAGTCATTAACTATTTCTTCTTCTTCCGCTTTCCACTCTGGCATTGTTTTAATTAAATTTTGTAATCTTTCGTGGGCCTGAGTGCCTTGGGCCATATTTGCAACTGCAACCGCATCGTTGTCATCAATAAACATTGCTCCAGAAAAAGCCATATACCAATATCTTGGGCAAGTGCCATGTCCATATCCAAGGGAACTTGGGCTAAAAGATTTCTTTGTCATTTCGCCATCTGCACGTTTAGTATTTCGATAGGACTCATCTATTAATTTTGCAAAAAGCTCTGGGTCAAAATGTTTGCCAGTATGTTTTTTAAATTTAAGATTTTTTACTATGTCTCTACCCATTATGAATTATATCTGACTACGTATTTAAGGCTATCTACTAATCGATCTAAAGCCTCTTTAACTGAATAGTATATATTCTTTTTGTTATTATTTTCTGTTCCAGCTTTATCTTTAAGAATTGTAGAGTAAACAGAGGCCAGCATAGCAAATTTAGTAGACATTGCTTGTAACTCTATAATAAGATTAGGCGCCTTTGCTGCAGGAACATCTGGATTCATTAATAGTTTAACAACTATTCCTAATGTTCTATCTAGATGTTCATCTTTCATAAACTCATGAAGATCATTGAACTCTGTAATTGTACTAATTAATTCTAGACTGTTTTTATCATTTGGCATTGTGCTCATTATTGTTTTTTAACTTTCTTTTTAGGATTATACTCTCCAAGATCAGCTTTTACTGTTCCATCCTTACGAAGCCTTATAATTCTACCATTTTTAATAATTGTTTTATTAAATGGTATTTTATTACTTGATCCCATTGTTATCCTCCCAAAATTGGATCAGTTCTTCTAGAACCGCCCATTCAATAATTCCAAGCCTGACCTTGGAATCCTTTCCTATAATAATTTTTAATGCTGGGTGCATATCCCTATTTACCTTAAAGGTATCTGTACAAATTTTTGCCCAATTATCTTTATTTAAATTAAATGATATCCCTGTTTCTTTATAATCAACAAGGAACTGTTTCCATTGAGCATCGCCTTTTTGATAGTCCCCTCTTCCGCTATTTTTTTGAGCTTTAGCCCCGTCACGTTTTACTTCTGCTCTTTCTGACATTAATTTAACCTATAAATATTTTCGTGACCATCTGGACAATTCCAAGTCATTGTTAAAGTAGATGCGTTCCAAAAGTATTCTTCCGAGTCTTTGTCGCATTTAGCGCAAGGCTTCTTGCCACCAAATCTTTCAAGCTCGGAGGCCATTACTTTTTCTTTTTTAAAAAACTCGTTAAGATTTGGCATTAATTGCATCCTGTAAAATTTTAACTACTTTTGGATTTTCACGAAGATATTGAACTGCTTTTGCACGTCCCTGAAATCTTTCTTTATTTACTGTATACCAAGCGCCACCTTTTTCTACAATACCACACATCTCTGCAACATCAAGAGTTTCTCCTATAAGATCTACTCCAAGTGTCTCCCCTTGATAATAAAAATCATACTGTCCAGATAAATTAGGTGGCCCAAGTTTATTATAATCCACTATCCAGTTCACTGGTCTACCAACTCTTTGCTCAATAATTTTATCCCCAACTTTTACTCCTGCTTTAATTGCGTTGGCTTCGGCTTCAGAGCTCCACAATTTAATAACAGTAGATGAAAAAAATTTAACTGCCATTCCACCTGTTGGTATGTGAGAAGCATGCATACTTCCAAATTGATTTCTTTGTTGAGATATAAGAACGAGTAAGGTATTTTTATTTGCATAGTTAAGCATTTTAACTGCATGCGTCATGTCTTTTGCCTCTGCGCCAATTTGTTTTGTATCTTGCAAATCTTTCATTTCATTTCCGTCTTTTTCAAAATATATAGCAGGCAACAGCGCCGAAATAGAATCTACCACAATCATATCAACTTCTGCTTCCATTAATTTTGCTGCAACGTCCACCATATCATTAACAGTTTTTGCTGGAGAGTAAATTAATTTAGAAGAATCAACTCCTAATTTTTCTGCCCATTCTGGAGAATAAGAATGCTCTGCATCAATCCATGCACAAGTTTTTCCTTCTTTTTGAGCCAATGCTATCATTTGTAAACAAAAAGATGACTTGCCTGCAGATTTATTTCCCCATACCAATACTTGTCTGCCGTAACCTAGTCCACCCTGTAGAGCCAAATTTAATCCAATGCTTGGAGTTTTCTGTTTATGTATCTGTACATCTACCGCTGATTGAACTCTTTGTCTTGTTTTTGGATCTAGTTTTGCCAATATGTCATCTATTAAAATTGTCATTTTACTCTTTCTTTTACCCTAGTATAGCATTAAAATAAATTGCCGTGAAGCCTTGGCCTATCTTTATTTTTATTAATTTTAGCCTCTAAAACTTCGTCAAGGCTGTGCAGGACATGTTCTTCGTTACGCATTGCTGCATAAACATCTAGAAGTCTGATAATTACATCTGCCATTTCTTCTACAATTTTTTCTGACCCATGTCTTTTTCTTATAGCTTCTAAAATTTCAGTTACTTCTGAATGAACTAAGGCTAGTTTATTTCCTACTTTATCGCTTGTATATTCTCCATCCCAAAATCCCTTTTCTTTTGCAGATTCATGCAGAACTGCAGATAAAGCATCCAAGCCATACTCTGTTACTATATCAAACGACTTCATTTGTCTCCCTTAGGCTAAATGTAAATGAGGGCCCATCTTCATTATAATCAATAATTAATTCTTTATTAGATGAGCCTGCATCTAAAAACCTTAAAGTCGGCACAGTTATTTTTTTATGCTCTTCTAAAATTGCAACTAATACTTGATTCATACTAATTGATGCTACTAAACCTTCTATGTTATCTGTCATTTTATTTCCTTAACCATAAGGGTTCCATCATCTAATTTAGATAATGTAATTTTGCATTTCATTCCTTCTCTTAATTTTGCTAGAGCCATTTTATACATTGTTGGGAATGCAATAGCTCTAGTCAACTCTTTATTTTTATTAGTAAATACTAGGTGGGCCATCATTTTGCCAGCTTTTGTTTTATATGGAGTATGGTTTAAAACCATATATTCATCATCTGCTATGTCATATTCTTTTCTATATAAATAATCTACAAACAAATCAGAACCACTAGGATCTATGTCTGAAACCTTTATATATCTTGCAATTCTATTGTCTCCCACAAGAATAAAATACATTTGGTTAGTTTCAATTTGTGTTTGTTCATGATGAAATAAACCTATTGAGCCAGTCTCATCTACTAACTCTACCCTTGCCCAACCAGTTCCACGTTTAATATTTTTAACCATACCAAACATAACAAAAGATCCTAAATCATCAAAATCTTGTATAGGTCTTGCCTGAGCTTTAATTCTTGGTGGTAAGTCTAAATTAAATGTAGGTATACCTAAGAACTCGTAGTAGTTGTCTTTTTCTTTACCGCTTCTCTCATTGTCATCAAAAGCAGCACCGCCAATAGCATTAAGAGCAGATACAGCCCTACTGTTAATACCACTACCTTTCGTAGAGGCTTTTTGTATGAAATCGGAATAAGTGGCATATGGCCTTCTTTCTATAATTTTATTTGCAATACTATCTGATATAAATTTTATTTCTGCTAATCCAAATCTAATTGCATCTCCCTGTAAAGAAAAGTATAAACTAGATTCATTAATATGTGGAAGTAATACTTTTAATCCTAGTCGCTTAGCCTCAATTAAGTATTCAGTTCTCGCATCTTTATCATTTTCATTCTTAAGAATTGAAAACATGAATTCAAGAGGGTAATAATTTTTAAGCCAAGCCGTATAATAACTAAGCATGGAATAAGCAACAGCGTGAGAACGATTAAAAGAGTAGCCAGCATGAGCTTCGAAATTGTTCCATAACGTTTTGGCTTTTTTCTCAGAAATGTGTTCTGAAGCCCCAGCAATAAATTTATCTTTGAATTGGTCAAATTCTTTTGCATCTTTCTTCTTTCCAATAATTTTTCTTACTTTGTCGGCTTCTGACCAAGACATCCCACCTAAGTGTACACATGCTTGCATAACCTGCTCTTGATATATAATAACACCATATGTGTTCTCGGTAAAAGGTCTCATTTTTGCGTGAGTATAATCAACGGCTTCTTTGCCCTGTTTTCTATTAATATAAGAAGCTCCAACAGTATTCATTGCTCCAGGTCTTACAAGAGCATTTGAGGCAACTAAGTCTTCAAATTTATCTACGCCCATTTTAATTAAAAGATTGGTATACGGAGTTGCTTCCGCTTGGAATACACCTTTTGTATATCCCTCACTTAAAACCTTATATACTGCTGGATCATCAAAAGTTAAAGATGATAGGTGCACATCTTTTCCAGATCTATCTTTTATTGATTTTAATGTATCTGAAATAACTGAAAGAGTTTTTAGTCCTAATGCGTCTAGTTTAATTAATCCTATATCAGCAACCGTATCCATATCATACGCAACAACTGGAATTCTTCCTGAAACTTTATCTTGAGCATCTTCTCTAGATTCAATTGGGGCGTAGTTTCTAATATCGTCTTTTGCAACAACTACTCCAGCTGCATGTACGCCAACGCTTCTAATTTTTCCACGAAGTCTTTCTGCTAACCAAACTACTTCTGGGTATTTTATTCTAAATTCTTTTGTATTTGGAGACTCAACAAAATCTTCAAATGTATCGACTGACTTTAATGCACGATTAACTTCTTGAAGGGGAATCATAAATACACGAGAGGCATCTCGCACAACACCTTTATCTTTAAAATAAGTATATGTTGAAATAGATGCCACATTTTTAAATTTCTTTTTTAAATATTCTTTAACCTCTTTGCGACGACGGTCTTCAAAATCCGTATCAATATCTGGAAAGTCATTACGCTCAGGGTTAATAAATCTAAAAAACAAAAGGTTATATTCAATTGGATCTACATCCGTTATTCCAAGGGCGTAGCAAACCAAGGATCCTGCCGCCGAACCACGGCCTGGACCCACCATAATATTATTATCTTTTGCCCAATTCACCATATCTGCTACAACCAAAAAGTAGGAGGCAAAGCTTTTATCTTTAATTATCTCTAATTCTTCAATAAGCCTCTGGTCATATACGTCATTTCCTAGCCAGTTCTCTCTGAGGCGTAGCCTTTCTAGGCCTTCAAAGGCCATTTCAGACAGTTTCTGGTCGGCATTGGTCTTAGGTACTGGGAGAAGGTCTAGACCCCTGTTAAAATCGTATTCTCCAATTTTTTCGGCTATCTCCATAGTATTCTCATAAATATCTGTTCTCATAATGCCAGTCTTATTAAAATCATTTTGGATTTCTTCTCTAGACTGAATAAACAAATTATAGTCTTGAAAGGATATACGCCTATCTGGATATAGATAATTAAATCTATCTAGCATACTTGGCATTTCTCTAGACATATCAAAGTCTGCTTCTTTGTCTGCTTTAGGGGATGTAGACAATATTAGCATAGCTTCTTCTAGAATTTTATCCTCGCCTTTTGCAAAATGGGCATCTCCAGTTGCTACTGGTTTAATTCCTAATTCATCTGCTAGGCTAAGTAGTCCTTCATTTATTTCTTTGGGATTATGAGATTGAACCTCAATGTAAAAATCTTTGCCAAAAGTTTTCTTAAAATCTTCAAGTACAGCTTTCGCTTCCTCAAACTCTCCTTTTTCAATAGCCTTACTAATAAGTCCATTAAGGCATCCAGAAAGAACAATAATACCTTCTGCATATTCTTTTAAAACCTCCCTATCAATTCTCGGCTTATGATAAAAACCCTCATTCCAAGCAAGTTCCTGTAGAGTATTTATATTTTTTAATCCTACACGATTTTTAGCCAATAGGATAATATGATTGTATGCCTGAATTGATTTATCTGATTTAGATGATCGGTCAAATCTATCTGTTGGAGATATGTATGCCTCTACTCCCAGAATTGGTTTTATTCCAACTTCTTTACAAGCAATTTGCATTTCACGATGTGATGACAATGTTCCGTGGTCGGTAATGGCTAACGCAGTTTGTCCAGCATCTTTAGCGGCTTGTGCCAATTCTAGTGGTGAGTTTAATCCATCCATTAATGAATAATAGGAGTGGACGTGAAGGTGTGTAAAATTCAATTTATCTCCGCCGTTAAAGTAGGTGGGGCTTTTGCCCCACCCAACAATTTACCAGTCTACGCTACTAGAAGTAGCAGACTGAGACTCTTCTTGTGAGCCATTGCCCATATAAAAAGCTTCTTGCTCTGCATATGGCACATGACGAACTGCAGTTTTTTCAAGATCAAATAACTCTAAACTTGAAAAATCAAATTGGGTTTCGTCTTTTGCTAAAGGAATGATTGTATAACTTGTATCTGTTTTACTACCATTTCTTTTAATACGCCACATTAGATTTGTAATGCTTCCCATTTCACCAGCGTATTCAATTAGGGTAGGGGTAATTGTTTTTCCACTAGTTCCTTGAGAAAGAATTGCTACAAATGGCTCTTCTTTGCCATCATCAACTAATACATTAATATAAAGGCGTGTTCTTGCTTTCCATCCCACCTTTGGATCTTTGCGATGTTGTTCTTGTGCCCAGTCACGACCTTCTGTTTCCATTGTGTCTAAAGCTTTTTTTCTGTAATCTTTTGGATTAATATGTTCTAATGCGATAAATCCGCATCCTCTTTTTTCATCATAATTAGGTGAGTCTGGGTCAAGCTCTTGAAGGAAGCGAATCTTTACACTTTCACCATCTTCAACTTTAAACCAGCGACCTTTATTTTCATCTCCGCCACTGTATGTTGGCTTATCCAACGCTTTGTTTAGGTCTTTTAGACCCTTTACTATACTCATTTGTTCTCCTTAGGTGATGGTATATATCCATCTGTATCGGTCATTATATCATTAATTCCAGGATCTGTATTCTATATCAGAGACCGCATTCTTTATACAAGAACGTATCTCATCCTCAGTCATGTCACCTGCATCTTTTACACCGTGTGGATATATCTTACCATATTCATAAGAAGCCCACAAGATGTCTTTGTTTTTTAATTTATTAGATATGTTTCTACCTAATACTCTCCCAGCCTCATCGGAATCTGTCATAATAGTAATCTTATTAAAGTATCTATTAAGAAGATTAATGTTGTCTGGAGATATGTGTCCTCCAAGTGTGGCTACCACATTTGGAAACCCCGATTGATGCACACGTATTGCGTCAAAGCTAGACTCTACAATTATTACATGATCACCAATTTTCTTTGCCCTGTGAATATTAAACATAGTTTTACTTCTTGGAAGATTGGTGCTATTTTTAAATACCTTTTCAGATATAGATCTGCCTACTAGGCCTACTGAAATTCCATCTGGGCTATGCACTGGCACTATAACCATATTTTGTTTTAAAGAATACCCTAATTTAAAATAATGCATAGACTCTTCATTTATATTCCTTGATTTAAAATAATCTTTTGCTATTTCATTTGAGCCCAGCTCATTGTACATGCCGTCTAAGACATTTTGAGGGAACTCTACAAATTCTGGTTTGTCTTCAAACATGCTTGCCATAACCTCATCAAAATTATTTAAAGACTCAGTCTCTTTAGCAGCAATAAATCTAATAGCTTCGTATTCGTTTTTACTTAATATCTTTTTAACTAATTCATTAAGTGTGCCAGATTCTCCACAGGCTGGGTTAAAACATATAAAGGCACCAATTTCTCTACTTACGCTAAAGCTTGCAGTATGTCTATTTGAGTGGAATGGACAATAGCATAGGAAATCATTTGAGGTTTCTCCAGTTATTTCTAAGCCTAAACTTTTAACTATTGACTTAATGTGTTCTGGGGTATATTTCGTTGTATCAATTTTCCTTGAGTTATGCCCTCTGATAGCCATGCCTTCCTCCTTCCCACATACACTCCATGTAAAGTCATTAAAAACTTCCATGATTCACCAGTAAATTCTACCGAAAAAGCAGTGTCTATGTCAAGGATCCTGGCATATCCTTTTGACCTCATGTCGTGAGTTAAAAGATTTTCATACTGATTCTTTACTCTAATCATATCTGAATCATCTTTAAACTCTACCGATATTTGAAATCTATTTATTCTTTTGTGCGTCACTATTTAACTCTGGCAAATTCTCGTATATTTCTTTTACGATACCCCTATTGATATCCCAATCTAAATAGAAATCAAATTCATGTCCGTGACGATTCTTCCTTGAAACCACTTCAATCATATTGGTTCCTGGATATCTGTGAATAGCCATAGCCATATCTGCATCGTATTCAATTGCCTTTGACCAAGCTACCTGACTCATCATTGGCGGATTATCTTGATCTGAAATATCATCTGCTGTAGCAGCGGTAATATCGATAATCGGAATATTGTTTGAAACAGCAAGCAATTTAAATTCACGAGATATATTTCTATTTCTTTCTACTTCTGAATTGCTTCGCTTGTTATCATTAAATAATTGATGATAGTCTAAAATTACTAAGTCTGGCTTATGCTGATCAATTTTTCCTTGAATTGTTGCGGGGGTAACTTCAGTATTGCCTTCATTAGAAACCAAAATAAAACTATTTTTTTGATCAAACTTCTTCTTGCTCCATGATCTAAAGTCATCAATATTAATATCTCCTTTAGATAAATCACTGGCACGAAATACTCCAGAGCCAAGCATTGTATATATACGGTCACGCATATTTTCTGGAGACATTTCAAGGGATACTATCATAGGTCTAAATCCTTGCTCCCAAGCTTTACATGCTAGATATGATGTAAACCAAGTCTTACCTTTTCCTGGCCAACCAATAGCAACAATTAAATGTCCTGGAGCCATGCCAGTTGGATATGCTTTATCAATAGCATCGAACCCTGTAATAATTCCTGGAGCCCCACCCATTGCTGCAGATCTATTCTTAACGGACTCAAAGTGTCTTGCTGCAGATTCAGCATCTGTAATATCTAAGTCTCTTACATTGTTTGTATATCTGCTTAATGTGGCAAGCTCGCTTTGCATTTGAGCCAATACCCTTGATGCAGCATCTTCTTTTAAACTAGAACCACTTCTAATAATAATTGATTTTAATTTACTAGATAAAAATTCATTTTTTAATCTGTCTAAATAATACCCAGTCTCAGCCTTTGCATTTGGGTCTGGGTCAAAATCTTTAAACTTTTCCTGTAAAATTCCTACTTCTGGAACTGCTTTAAACTTATAGTAATAAGACTTTAGCCCCTCCCATATATCTCTATGCGAGGTAAATAAATCATCTACGTTATCTGCAAGAAGGGTGCTGATGTCTTTATTCTTACATACAGCAGATATTAAGGTTGCTTCTGTATTCATTCTTCTCCTTCTTCAACTAATTTTTTTGTTGCTTCTCTTAATAATTTACGATTTTTTTTATCTTTACTTAATTCTTTTTCTGCACGGTCCATTCTATCAAAATGATACAAAAAGAATATGAGTGGGTGGCCATACTTTGAAGTCTTAAAATAATATTCTAAAAGATCCATCCCTCTTTCAAAGCCAACACTATCAATTACATCCTTCATTGCTAATTTATCTCTATATTTATTTACCATTGGTTTTTTGCCATACTTTTCTTCGTACAACTTTTCGTATTTCCAAAGCATAATATATGGCTGTTTATTTTTATCAGCTTGTAAAGTTTCTAAACTATTTTCTACCATTTAACTCTTTTTCTACTTCACGAGTTTTTTCAATAAGTTTATCTTCTACAAACTTGTATACTCTTTCGGTAGCAGAGGCTGCCGTTTCTCCATGTCGAACATCATCTTCAATGCCTACACCAATTCTAATGCTTTCATAATTTCCTAAGTTTCTTGTAAAAGATAAATCAACCTTGACCCTTGTTTCCGCCATTACTTGTGCTCCTTCATATGTCTATTTAAAGTATCGCTGGCAAATATGGCCCAACGAACCTCTATCTCTTTATCACATATAAAACATATAGCAATTCGATTTAACATTACTCCGCCTTCCACACTGGCACAAATCCAGAGTCGGTCTTAGTATACAATATAATGTTGTGTTTGAAAAGAGCTGTTAACTCTGCTTTAGACGGAACATCTTTACTGTACCCCACGTCTAGAATATATTGATGTATGTCCAATATGTCCGATTCGCTGAGCATAAATTTAAACCAAAGGCTTTCTGGATTGCCAATTGGGTATACTCTTTGGGGAACTTTTATTTTGCCATTAAGTATATATTCTTCAATAGTTACCTTGTGTTTATTTAATAGCAGTCCAGCATCTTTAATAGAATAAGCATTCTCTTTATATTTTTGAACTTGAGAATACGAATAAAGAACTCTTTTTTTATCTGGGTAGCACCAAGCTACCAACTCGTCTTTAGCCCTAGATAACCTAATAACTTTATGTATTTTATTATTTAAGAAGAAATAGAGAAGTTTTTTTCGTGTTCCTTTTCTTTTGCCTTTAACCATTTGCCTAATCTACTCGTCTCTTTATCAATCATCCATCTTTTTCCACACATTATACAAAATAACTCCATGTGTAATTTTTGTGAAAATACCCTATCAATAAATACTCTACCACCACATTTTTGACACCACATTATAGAGAGAAAATCTTTCCATCAACAACGCAAGTATACTCTGGAGAAACGTGAATCATATTTATATGTGGGTATTTACCGTTTTCAATATGAGCAATGGCAAATCCTTTTTGCCAGTCGTGATGTTGAGTGTATTTCATTCCTGGACCTTTTTCGTCACACATGTGTCCAATTTCATATCCCCGCAAAGTTTCGCCCTTGCCTTTATTCCTAAGTTCATAAGTAACCATATGCGAAGCAATTCTGTGAGAGTGCCCTCTAATTAAAGAAACTTGCATATCTTCCATATCTTTTCTAGCAGATCCTGTGGCTGCAATTGACATTCCGTGATGTACATGGATATCTCCAAATCTACGCTTTGGTAATTCATTATAATAAATATAATCATACCCTAAAGAGTCTAGGCTCCATAAAGCTTCTGGCGTAACATGCCTTGCATACTCTGGAATTTTTTTATCGAGATAATCAAAAATTCTAATATCATGATTTCCTAATGCTGAAAAAAGTTGGGCATTTGGAAGCATCTTTCTAGTTCTTATGTAAAACTCACGGGCCCCACTTGCTTCAAACTTCATGTCTTTTAGCATTAATTCTAAATCATTTGTTACATCATCGTTTTTATATGCCTTTAAAAATTCTGTAGGCTTGCCTTCAGTAAATCTACTGTAGCATGCTTGGTCATCTGTATCGCCAAGATAATCTACTACATCTGGCTTGAACCATTTCATTACTTTAAACCAAAGCTCAATCATTTTATCGTCCTGATATGGAAACTGTTGGTCTGAAGACAGCATCCATTTTAAATCATTTGACATTCATTAATCCCTTATGCTAAAAAAGTCACGAAGTCGTGACTTTGGGGCTACAACGAAATTGTAGCATATTGTTATGTTCTGTCAAGTATTACTTTGTAGTAGTTCTTAGCTCTGTGGCTATATAATCAAAAGCTACATACTTATTTAATCCACCATTTGCGGTGCTAGCAACATTTATTGTAAATCCTGATCTTGTAATATTGCTAGTATAGTAATCAATTGATCCTACATTTAATCCAGTAGAATTTGCCCTGCTTGGGGTTAAAACTATTCTAACAGAGTCTGTTTCAAAATTAAATCCGTTAAATTGAACATTTGTAGTTGTAAATGTTTTTGATAATAATACTCCAGTAGTTCTTCCACAATAAATAACGGGGACAGATACTGTGTTATCTGTTTTATTTTCTATTGATGATGCGGAAGATTTTCCCTCAAGGACCTTGATAGCAGTATATAAGCTTTGTAATTTATTTTGAGTAATTGGTTCGCCATCGTCAAACGTCAAATTGTCTACCATAAATCTTCTCCCTCTTCATGTATTTGTGATTCTAAATCACTAACTTCAATAACTTTAGACCTATCAAGTCCAAATTTATTAAATACGTCTGGACTAACTATATGCCTCTTTTTATTT